TCGAGGCACCCGTTCACAGCGTTAAGATTAGCCGCGAGGAAGAAAGCGGCGAGCTGCGTGTGGAAAGCGTACCGCCCGAGGAGTTCTTTATCGACCGCAACGCGCGTAACCTTGAGGACGCCTACGTTGTAGCGCACCGCACTGATATGCGCGTTGGCGACTTGATCGCAATGGGCTACGACCCCGACGTGGTGAGTAACCTAGACAGCTTTGACGCTGGCTCAGAAGTAACCGAGGCCGAGGTGTTCGCACGCCGCGGATACGCGGAAGACTACTCTGACGAGGACGCTCAAGACCCGTCTATGAAGAACGTCACGGTGACGGAGGCTTACATGCGCATCGACGCGGACGGTACGGGCATCCCAGTGCTGCACCGCATCACATGCGGCGGCACCGCATACGAAATGCTTGACTACGAACCCGCAGACGAAATCCCGTTTGCAAAGTTCGAAGTAGACCCAGAACCGCACACATTCTACGGCCGTTCTCTGGCCGAGATCATCATCGACGACCAAGACGCCGCAACGTCTATTCTGCGCGGTATCTTGGACAACGTCGCTATGACGAACAATCCGCGCATTGCCGTCACTGAGGGTGCGGTAAACATGGACGACGTGTTGAACAACGAAATCGGCGCTGTTGTACGGCAGCGTACACCGGGCGCTGTTCAAACGCTGGCCGTGCCGTTTGTTGCGGGGCAGACACTCAGTGCGCTGTCTTACATGGACGGCCTTGTAGAGACAAAAACGGGCGTGACGAGAGCGTCTATGGGACTTGACCCAGACGCTATGCAGTCAACAACCAAGGCGGCTGTTACAGCTACTGTGCAGGCCGCTGCGGGCCAAGTCGAGGTTATGGTGCGCAACCTTGCTGACGGGATGAAAGACCTGTTCGGGATTATGCTGCGCCTCATGGTTAAGAACGTAGACGAAGACCAGATGATGCGTCTTAACGGCGCTTTCGTGCCTATCGACCCGCGTGTGTGGGACACGGGCATGGACGTGTCGATTAACGTAGGGCTGGGCACGGGCCGCGAAGAAGAACGCGCTATGGCTTACCGCGAGGTCTTGGGCTTGCAGCGGCAGGTCTACGCAGAGTACGGGCCGAGCAACGGCGTGGTGTCGCTGGTCAACATCCGCAACACGCTGAGCGACATGATGGCAGCCTCTGGCATCCGCAACAGCGACCGCTACTTCCAGCCCATTACGCCAGAGTATGAGCAGCAGCTCATGCAGCAGGCGCAGCAGGCGGCGCAGGCTAAAGGCCAGCAAGGCCCGCAAGACCCGCAGGCGATGGCATTCATGCAGGCTGAGCAGATGAAAGCGCAGACGCGGGCGCAGACAGATGCTATGAAGGTACAACTGGACGCGCAGAAGGCTATCATGGATGATGACCGCAAGCGCGACGAGATGTATCAAGACCTCGTGTTGAAAAACGCTGAGTTAGAAGGTAAATTTGGCCTGCAAGCAAACGAGCAGCAAATCAAGGCTGAGCAGGAGCGTCAGCGCATGATGATGGGTCAAGGACGGTGACAGCAAGTATTCGCATAAAAGCAGATGATGCGCGGCGCTTAAAAAGCGACACCGCGTTTACCAGCTTTTTGCAAGAGGTTCGTGACGACCAAGTAAGGGTCTTCATGACAAGTGGGGCTTCAAACGTAGAAGCCCGTGAGGAGGCGTATGGAATTGTCCGTGCGCTTGAACAGATCGAAATGAAACTTGACGCCGCTATGACGGCAGAGACATTTTTAGATCGCAAAGAAGGAAAGTAGCACCGTGGAAACGACTACCCTAGAACAAGCAGCCGAGAGCCTGCTAGCCCCCGGACCTGAGACGGAGACCGAGGAAAGTAATCTAAGCGAAGTTGAGGAAGAAATCACAGAGCCTTCTGACGACGGTCAGGGCGAAGTAGTTGAGGCCGAAGCCGATAGCGTAGATGACGCTGATACATCCAGCGACGACGACTTCGATGATGTAGAAATTGACGATCTAGACCAAGTAGAGGCTACTGGAGACACCAATCTTATCCCCGTCAAAGTTGACGGCAAAGACGAGATGTGGACACTGGACCAGCTCAAGCAATCTGCTGCGGGTCAAGCGGCAATTAATAAGCGGTTCCAAGAAGCTGCTCAAAATCGTAAAGAGCTTGAGCAACAGGCCGCTGAGCTAGCGCAGCAACGTGAGCAAATCTTGCAAGTGATGCAAAGCGCGCAAGCGGGTGGTATGCAGCCCCCTACCCCGCCGTCCCGGGACTTGTTTACCAGTGACCCTATTGGGTACATGGAAGCCAAGTTGCAGTACGACGAGAGTAAAGCTGAATACGACCAAAACCAACAACACGTCGCACAGTTAGCGCAACAGCAATCTCAACAGCAAACGCAGGCGCATCAGTCGTATCTGCAAGAGCAGTTGGCGCAGTTGCAACAGCACATCCCAGAGTTTGCTAATCCAGAACAGGCGGCAAAGCTGCGGGATGAAATTGTGCAAGTTGGCGTGGACTACGGGTTTACTCCAGAGGAGATGAACGCCGTGTCAGATTCGCGGTATGTGCGGGCGTTGAACGACGCTCGTAAGTATCGTCAGTTGGTCGCGAAGCGCGCAAAAGCCGATCAAAAGGGCGATAAGGCGCGCCCAGTTGTGAAGGCGGGAGCACGCAAGGCTCCTGAAAACGCGGCTGCAACTCGCAACAAAATGCAACAGAAATTGAGAAAATCAGGTTCTATTGAGGACGCCCTCAACCTGATGCTTAAAAGCTAGTCTTGAAAGGACTTACCAATGACACAGCCAGCAAACACATTTGATACCTACGACGCCGTAGGCATCCGTGAAGACCTCAGCGACATGATCTACAACGTAGACCCAGACGCTACTCCGTTTTACTCCAAGTCGAGCAAGACAAAAGCCAAGAACACTCTGGTAGAGTGGCAAACACAGGCATTGCGCAACTCCGCCGTCAATGCCCACATAGAAGGCGATGCAACATCTGCCGATGCGGTTACTCCAACTGTACGTCTTGGCGCACGCACACAGATTTTCAAGAATGCTGTGGTCGTGTCCGATACGGACGAAGCCGTCGATAATGCAGGTCGCGCTAAAGAGCTTGCATACCAGACACTGCTGATCGCAAAAGAGCAGAAGCTGGACATCGAGTTGGCTCTCTTTGCCAACCAAGGCAACGTGGCCGGTTCTTCAACTGCCGCTCGCAAAACTGGTGGCGTGCCATCTTGGTTGATCACAAACGTGAACTTCCAGTCTGGTAACTCCGGCGCAAACCCAACCGGCGACGGTACAGATGCGCGTACAGATGACGGCACACCAACTGCGTTTTCGCAGGCCAAGTTTGACGACGTTATGCAGTCCATCTGGGAAGAAGGCGGCAAGCCAGACACAGTTTACTTGTCTGCTTTCCAAATGAACGTAGCTCTGGGCTTCACTGGTAACAACAATCAGCGTTCAGCGGTACAAGCTGGCGATGAGACTGTTATCAAATCTCTGGCGGTGTACGTCACTCCATGGGGCACGGTACAATTCCAGCCTTCCCGTGAGAACCGTAGCCGTGACGTATTTATCATTCAGGATAATATGTGGGAATGCGCAGTCTTGCGCGGAACCAAGAACGTCGCGTTGGCAAAAAATGGCGATAACACTACGCGCCAAATCACCACCGAATTGGCTCTCTGCTCAAAGAATGAGAAAGCTAACGGCGCGATTTACGACAACACAACTTCGTAATATACTGACTAGAGGGGCGGCTTTCCGCCCCTCTAACTTTATCAAAGGAAACGACATGAAAAAAGTTTTGGTTGTAGGCTTCAAAGTGCATACGTCCCTCGGCAAGTTGGTCAAAGGTGACACAGCAGAGCTGCCGAACCCCGAGGTTGAAACCTTGATGCGCGTTCGCCCTGATGCCCTGAAGGTACTCGGCAATGTAGAACCAGCTCCAGCGCCCGCGCCGATCAAGCGCGCCAAGAGCAAATAAGACATGGCAAAGATTGCAGAAACCGTGAGC